GGCATCGCCACCGTCTACGGGGCCGTCGAAATCGGCGAGACCCGCGCCGCGATCGCCCAGTACCACAACGTTCCCGCCGCCGACGCGCAGCTGACCCTCACCCCGAAGCAGGAGGTGCAGCGATGAACCTCAACGACATGCCCTTCACCGAGGCCGACCTCGACCGGGTGCAGGACCTCACCAACGCCTTCCACTACGCCCAGCAGGACATCGCGAAGGGCTCCGACGACATCGTCTACCAGCTCACCGGCCAGCAGCTGTGAGCACCATCGCCGAGCACGACGCGGACCTCAAGGTCATGCGCGGCTCGCTCACCCCCGAGAGCCCGATCAACCGGGACGACGACCTGGCCGTCGCGTTCGAGCTCTACCGCCTCTACGGAGGCGACCCCACCACCGAAAGGAGCAACGCCACGTGCAGGAGCAGCAGCACACCACCGGCCCTCGCAGCGAGGTAGACCCCCGCGAGTTCGCCCAAGCCATCGGCCGGCTCTTCGGAGACGCCCCAGCCCCGCCGAAAGAGCCCGGCTGGAAGCTCTGCCCGGAAGACGACGACGACTGATGGTGGCGCAGGCAGCCAACTGGTGGGAGCGCCCCGACGACGACATCCGCACCCAAGGCGGCGGACGGGTCACGGCCTACGTGACCGTCACGATCAACGCCTTCTTCCACTGCACCGGCTGCGACGAAACCGTCCAGGTCACCACGCACACCGAAGCCGACCCGACTCACCTGCAGAACGAGATCCTCGCCAGCCTCACCGGCGCCAATTTCCACGCCGACGCCCACGCCAAGACCTGCACCAAGACACCGGAGACCACGTGACCGAGCAACCCGACCCCGACCCCGACGACCAGGAGGCCCACCGTCTGCTCACCGAGCAGGCCAGCAGCAGCGAACACACCGTCTACGTCCCCGACCCCGCCTGAGAACCCCAGCGCGTCCCCGGCACCAGGCCGGCACGGCTCACGCCCGAGACGCGCACGCAACTCCCACCCAACCCAGCCCGAAAGGCCAGACCGTGACCGAGCCCGACCTGTCCGCCGGCTGGCGGCCCATCGGCGAAGTCCTCGCCGACAGCCCCGCCGACCCGCAGCCCGAGCCGGCCGCGGACAAGAAGATCCAGCGCCTCAAAGCCAAGGCAGCCGAGAAGCGCACCGACCGGCACGACGCCGTCCAGACCTGGTCCGAGAGGCGCCAAGCCAGGCGCGAGGACCGGGCCGCCAGCCACGCCGAGCGGCGACAGCGCGCAGCCGAACGCCGCGCCGACCGGGCCGAGGCGGCAACCCGAGCCAAGGCCCGCACCGCCCGGCTCGCCAAGCGCGTCCTTGTCACCGGGCCGATCCTCGCGCCCATGGCTGTCGCCTGGACCGGCCAGTCCCAGTTCGCGGTCCGCATCCTCGGCTGGGGGTTCGCGGCCAGCATCCTGTACGCCGCCGCCTACGAGCTGACCACCGCCTACTGGGCGTGGCTGTACCACGAGGCCCGGACCGACGGGGACAGCGGCTGGGAGTACCGGCTCGGCACCTGGGTCTTCGCCATCGGCGCGGCGGTCCAGCAGTGGTGGCACTACTCGCACCACTGGAACCCGACCCCGCGGTCCGTCACCTACTCGCTGATGTCTGCGGTTGGGGTGCTGCTGTGGGAGGGCTACGCCCGGCTGATTCACCGCCGCAAGCTCCGCGCCGAGGGAAAACTGCCGCCGGCCCGCCCGCGGATCGGCCCGGCCCGCTGGGTCCGCTATCCGGTCCGCTCGTGGACCGCCTGGTCCCTCATCACTCTCGAGGGCCACCGGACGCTCGACGCCGCATGGACCGCCGCGGACGCGTACCTCCGGTCCAGGGAAGAGCTTCGAGCGGACCGGGCCGCAGCCCGGCGGACCACCCGGCTGGACCGGGCCGAGCAGCGAAAGGCGAACCGGACCGGACCGCAGCAGCTTCCCATCGGACCGGACCGCACGGACCGACCCGCAATCAACGCCGGACCGCACCGGACCGCACTGCTCCACGCGGACCGGACCGGCACGGACCACCGCCCAACGACGGGCCGAACCACTGGACCGGACCGGTCTCCCGAACCCACCAGCGGACCGGACCCCGTGGACCGGTCCACCGTGCCGCAACAGCCGTCGATCAGCGTGGACCACGGACCGGGCGCGGCGGACCGCGACCGGCAGCCCCCGGCTGACAGCGATCCGGACCGGATCGAGGTGGACCTCGTCCTCAACGACGTCGAGCAGGAAGCCGTCGAACTCCTGCGGTCCACCGGACGGTCCATCAGCAAGCGGAACATCGCCGACGCGATCCGCAACGAACTGGGCCGGTCCATCGGCTCGGACCGGGCCGCCGAGATCGCCCGCCACTTCCGGACCCTGCGGCCCGCCGTCTAACGGTCCACCGGCCCGGTCCGGCCCACCCCCGATGGACCGGACCGCCGACTCGAACAGCAGTAACCCCCCTCCCGCTCGCCGGTCCGGTCCCATCCGGTCCGCTGACGGACCACGCCCAAGCCAGGAAGTGAACCCATGAGCCTTTGGACCGCCATAACCGGCAGCAACGACACCCGGACCGGCCAGCAGCGCCGAGCAGCGGCCAACCGAAAGGCGGACCGCGACGGCCACGCCGAGATGGACCGCTACCCGTCCAGCCAGTCCACCACCGCCTGGCACAACCCCCCACCACGACGCGCCTGGTGGCGCTCCAACTGACCCCCCGGTCCACCCCAGGGCCCGGTTCCGGCCGGGCCCGCTCCCCCGAGAGGAGCCCGCACATGTTCGACACCATCCTCTGCCTCGCGCTCGTCCTGGTGGACGCGGCCCTGGCCGGCTACGGCTGCTGGCTACTCGCCCGGAGGTACCTCCGGTGAGTACACCCCCGCCCCCGCCGAACTACCCGCCCACCGCCGGGATCACCACCTGGTGGACTCCTGACCAGCAGCTTGTCCTCGCCCTCGGAACACAGGCACTCACCCCAGTCGACGACCCGGCCGCCGAGCCGGAGCCGATGCCCGACACCACGGCTGACCACGGAGGATTCCTCAAGCCAGGTGCCCTCGGCGCCCTCACCAAGACGGTGGTCGTGGCCGGCATCGCCGTCGCCTGCCCGTTCGGCGCCTGGGGCAGCCTCACCTTCACCTGGACCCACCTGGTCTGGCTGATCGGAGGCCGGGACCACGGAACGCCCGGCGCCCACGTAGTGGCCGGCGTCGTGTGCACGGCGGCCGTGGGCCTGGCCTGGGCAATCGATCCCGGCACCGCAGACGACACCGGCAGGCGCCGCTGGCGGATCGCCGTCAAGCACGTCCTGTCGCGCGTCCTGCGCTGGGCCGTGACCTGCGGCTCCCTGCTCTACCTGCCCGTCGCCGTCGGCGTCATCCACCTCACCACCGGAGCCCACTGATGCACACGATCTCCCTCGGCATGTTCGTCGCCGGCGCCTGCTACCTGTCCTTCCGGTTGAGCCGCTGGTTCGCGACCAACAAGAAGGGCCACCGGAACTGGAAGGAGCTGCTGCCGCTGGCCATCGGCATGCTGCTGACCATGGTCGCCTCGGCCTGCACCGGCGGCCTGGTCGGCTGGGTGATGCACGCCTTCGGCTGGGTCCAGGGTCAGGCCGGGAACGTCGCGCTGACCGCAGGGACCGGCGCGCACGGCGTGAACGCCACGACCAGCCGGGACTTTGGCGTGCTGAGCCAGTTCGGCTCCGCCGTGCTGCTGATCTTCATGGCGGGTGTCGCCGGGGTCTGGAAGCACGTCAACGTCACGGCCAAGGTCGACCTGCGGGGCGGCGGCTGGGTCGGCGCGGCGCTCGGGCCGCTGGTCGGCGGCTACACCCTGATCCCGGCTATCAACGACCTGGGTCTGCACACGGTGGGGAGGCTTTTCGGTGCTGCGTGACGACGAGGACCAACTGCTCGACCAGGCCAACGAGGACCAGGCCGAGGAGGGCGAAGAGAGCACCACGCGCCAGATCAGCGGCCTGTTCCGGGGCACGCCGGAGCTGGCCACCAAGTTCAGCCGGGGCGCGGGCCTAACGGTCCGGCGCCTCGGCGCATGGTGGGCCGACGACAAGGTGCCGCGCACCTTTCTGGTGGCCGGCGGCGCCTACGTCACCTCGATCTGGTCGAGCTGGGCGATCCCGGCCGAGGTGGGCGTGTTCGTGCTCGCCTCGCTGGTCGCCACCGAGACACCCTCCGCCGCCAAGCCCGAGCCCGGGCCTGAACCGTCCACCCCGGCCCCCGCGGTGGCCGTCGACTTCGCCCGGCGCGCCGAATGGGCCGTAGCCCTGGCCGACCTCGAAGGCCGCAAAGGCATCCACCTCGCCGACCTCCTCGCCGAACTCCACGAGGACGGCCTAGTCCCCGAGATGGACACCGCAGCCCTCCGGCGCGCCCTCACCGCAGCCGGGCTGCCGATCGCAGACCAGCTCAAACTGTCCGGCTCCAACCGCCCCGGCATCCGCTACGACGACCTGCAGCAGGCCCTCGGCAGGATGCCCACCCTCGCCCCCGAGGACGTGCCCGACCTCACCGACGACGACACCCTCAACGCCCCCAAGCAGGAGGCCGCGGCCTGACCCCTCTCCCCTCCCCCGCCCCTCTTCCCCCAGCCCGGTAGGCGGTAGGTCCGCAGGTCAGCGACCTACCGCCTACACCTACCTACCCGACCTACCGTGAGCCGGTGGCGGCGCGGTAGGGGAGCGTGCCACGATCGGCACATCGGATCAGAGGGGGCGTCATGGACGAGCTGTTCGACCTGAAGCGGGCCAAGGCCGCCGGGATCTACGCGGGGATCGGAGCGGCTGCCGGGCTGCTCTGGCTCGTCCACCCGATGGCGTCCGCCTTCGTGATCCTTGGCGGTGCTGCCGGGCATTGGGTCATCGGTCAGCTGATCGCCCGCCGGCACGGCGACGCCCCCGACGTCCTGGACGGAGCCGCCGAGCTTACCCACCGCGCGCGCCTCGAACTCGATGAACTCGCCCACCGGCTGCCCGAGTACCGGGAAGCCGCCGCGTACTTGGAGCTCGCGGAGGACGCCATCACCCGGGCCTCGTCGACACAGCAGCTCCCCTGAAGCCGGCTGGGTGTCGCGCACCGGTCCCGCGCCCTGGCACTGACCGGGCCGTCGTGTCGGCCCTCATCAGCGGCCCCGCTCCGCCAAGATGAGCCGCATGGTCAAGCCACGCCTCACCCTCGAGCAGCACGCCGAGCTCGGACGCACCCTCGCCGGGATCCGGGACGAACTCCAGCACCGAGCCGTCCAACTGCAAAACGCCTACCCCCGGTCCGGGCTCGAAGCCCAGCCGGCGCGCAAGCTGACCGAGATCTACAAAGCCATCGACAAGGTCCGCGACCTGCTGGAGAACGCCCTCTACCGGGAACACCCCGAGGTGGCCACCACCCACATCTACAACCCGCAGCGCCAGGACCGGGCCATCGTCACCGACCCGGGAGCCAGCGGCGAGGCGGACTGCCCCGCCGCAGGCTGGGCCGCCATCGGCACCACGCCACTGCGCCTCATCTGCAACAACGAACCACACGACGGCGAGCACCACCACGACGTCGTCCACGGCGACTGGACCAGCACAGCCGAGGAACAGTAGGGGACCGGGCCTGGCTGGGCGGTATCGTTGCTCAACCCTTTGCCCAGCCACCGGAGTTGGCATGGCCACCATCACGCCCGCGCGACCCGCCTGGGCTCACTCGTCGGGACCCCGCCAACGTGCCTGGCTGCCGCACGCCACCCTCGCCACCGCCGCGACCCTCACCTACCTGCTGATTGCCGTCGCGCGCTGGCACCGCGCGGGCGCCGCCTCCTGGGACCTCGGGATCTTCACCGAGGCCGTCAAAGGCTGGGCCACCCACGCCGCCCCCACCGTCGACATCAAAGGCCCCGGCTTCAATCAGCTCGGCGACCACTGGTCCCCGATCCTCGCGCTGCTGGCCCCACTCTGGTGGCTGTGGCCGTCCCCGCTGATGCTCCTCGCCGCCCAGTGCGCACTGTTCGGCTGGTCCGTCGGCGTCGTGTCCGCCACTGCTGCGCGGTTCGTCGGCCGCGGCAACGGCCTGCTCATCGGCCTGGCCTACGGGCTCAGCTTCGGCCTGCAGAACGCAATCGACGCCGAGTTCCACGAGATCGCCTTCGCTGTTCCCCTGGTCGCTGTGGCCTGCCGTCAGCTGCTACTTGGCCGCTGGGAGCGGGCCGTGTGGTGGTCACTGCCGCTGCTCCTTGTCAAAGAAGACCTCGGCCTGACCGTCGCTGTCGTGGGCGTACTGGCCTGGTGGCTCGGCCGCCGCAGGATCCTCGGCACCGCAATCGTGGCGGCCGGTCTGACCGGCACGATCCTCGAAGTCACCGTGCTGATCCCCGCCTTCAACCCCCATCATCGCTACGACTACTGGCACCTCACCCCGCACGGCACCCACGGCCTCTGGTGGACGATCGGCTGGGAAGCCACCCAGTTGGTGAAGTGGCAGACGTTGGGCTGGACGTTCGGGATCACCGCCTTCGTGGCCTTACGCTCCCCGCTCACCCTCGCCACGCTGCCGACCCTCGCCTGGCGGATGCTGGGCACCAACGACCAGTACTGGATCCCCTACTGGCACTACAACGCCGTCCTCATGCCGATCGTGTTCCTCGGCGCCGTCGACACCCTGGACCGATGGCGGCGCTCACGCCGGCCCAGGCTGCGCGGATTCACCCTGCACGGGCCGACAGTCATCGCCACGATCGGCGTCGCAGCCTGTTTCGCGTGGCCACTACCGGCCGCGCTCCTCGCCGAACCGGCGACCTGGAAACCTGCCCCGGACGGGAAAGCGGTCAAGGTGGCGGTGCAGATGGTTCCGGCCGGGGTGACTGTCGAGTCCTGGCAGGACGGCCTCGCGGCCTTCGCCGCCAAGGACGACGCGTACTGGATCGGCGGGGACCCGCGGCCACCCCAGTACGCGCTCCTCGTGCCAGCCAGTGGGAACGTCACTGGGATGGATCGGCTTGAGGAATCCAAGCACCCCGGGACTCGGTACCGGGTGCTGTTCGCCCGGTCCGGGGTGGCGCTCCTCGAGCTGCAGTAGGCCACAAGATCCACGACATCACGCGCTGCGACTGGACCGGCGCGCCCGAGCAGTAAAGATGACCGCACGTCCGCGAGTTGGAGTACAGTGGCGTCGTCCAGGTGCGTAGGTAGGGGTTACTTCCCTTTGGAGGACGTGGTTCCGGGTTCGAGTCCCGGTCGCCGGACCTGGTCTGGCGGTAGCTCAATCGGCAGAGCGCGTTATGTCACCTCAACCGTCCTGATCTCTGGACCTACAACTTCAGATGCATTGCACCTCCCGGTGCGAAGGCCCCCGGTTACTTCTCTCTCAAAGAAACCCAACCGGCTCGTCATCGTCACCGACGAGCAGACCCGGCCCGGCTGGCTGCCGTCAAACTGCCACGGCTACGGAGGCCTGCCCGAGACGCAGATCGACGACCTGATCCCCAAGCACGTCCCGGTCTACATGTGGAACATGGCCGGGTACAAGTCGGGCGCGATGAAGTCCGGCGGACAGAACCGGCACACCCTCGGGGGTCTGACCGACCACGCGTTCCGGCTGATCCCGCTCCTCGAGGCGGGCGTCAACGGGGCGTGGCCGTGGGAGCAGTCGATCGGGTAAATCGCGTGCTGAATGTGACAATTGAGGCATGGCAGCCGGACGCAAGCGCCTCCCCGACGGGCACATTTGGAACCCTCAGCGGGAAGCCGAGCACGAATTCATAGGCCCGTGGTCCAAGTACGACCAGTGGGTTGACCGCCAAGACCCGCTCTACTGCCCGATCATGTACGCGATGCACGAACTCGACGAAGCCGGCGTCGAGATGAACGAGCAAGCCGCCGCCATTGCGACCACCCTGGCCCGGCACAGGGTCGCGAAGAGCCGGGCCGAGCATGACGCACGCATGGCCGCCTGGGACGAAGAGAAGCAGCGGCAGCAGCCGATCTCGGCCGAGGCAATCGAGCAGCACCCGGACCCGGTCGTCTACTACGTACGCCGAGGCCAGTACATCAAGATCGGCACCACCGTGCAGTTCACCATCCGCATGACCGCCCTGCGCCCCGACGAAGTCCTCGCCGTTGAACCCGGCAGCTACGACCTCGAACGAGAACGCCACCTCCAGTTCGCCGACAGCCGCGCGAACGGCAGAGGCGAGTACTTCTTCCCCTCCCAGGCGCTCATCGAGCACATGCTCTCCGTTCGGGCGCAGCACGGTATACCGAGCCAGTCCAGCCTCTCGGTCACCGACGGGCGCAGCTTCTTCGCTGAGGCAGCACCCGGAGCTTGAGTTGACAAAGGTCAGGGCGGGGGCGCAAACTCCGTGATTGTCTGGATCTTCTTGTCGAAAGGGTCGCCCACGAGGGCGGCCCTTTTTGCATGCCCGGAGGTGTCCATGGCCCGTCTCGTCACCGATCAGGTCGCAGCCCTCTACACCGGACGGCCCGCCTCACGCATCCGACGGTGGGGGCTGCAAGGCCGCATCACGCGCTACATCGACGAGTCGGATCGCCGTGGCGGCGTCCGCTACGACCTCGAAGAGCTCCGCAGTGCGACTCAGGATTACGCCGACGGGCCGATCACTCCGGGCGCCACGCCGGAGATGCCGAAGCCGAAGCGCGGCACGGTGGTGACGACCCGCGAGACCCGGCTGCCCTACGGCCGGATCGCCGCCTGATACTCCCGCCGGCCCGCACTCCCCCGCGGGCATCGGGCGGGACGGCCCGCGTTGTCCGAGGGTGCGACGCGAGGCCCGCAGGGTCCCGGCGGCTGTCCGGCCGGACGAGAGCTGATGCCGGCCGCCGGGACCCACACCCTCACCTACGAGCGATCGGCCCCCATTGACCGACGACCAGCCGGAACGAGCCCTCGACGCCCCCTTCGAGACCCCGGACGAGTGGGACCCGATCCCCGGTCACTGCTCCCGCTGCGGACAGCCCGCCTACCTCGGCGTCCGCCGCTGGTGGCACCTCGGAGCCGTCTGCCAACCCACCCGGCCGGCCAAGTTCATACCCGACTGAACCCTCACTCCGAAAGGCACACCCTCATGCCTTCATTCACCGCAGCGTGGCCCCGCGCCCAGAGGCGCGCCCACTCCCGCAAGCTCGCGCGTGAGTACGCCTTCTACAACGGCCCCGCTCCCCGCTACGAACCGGCGACTAACCCCACCTGCGACACGCACCACCGCAAACTGCCCTGCAAGCGCTGCACCGCCGCCAGCTAACCAACCCTCACCCAGGAGACTCCCATGTCGCTCGCCGACGACTTCCACGCCTTCGTCAGCAAGCTCAAGGCCGAGGGCAGCCACCTCGCCGACGAGGCCCACACCCTCTGGCAGCGCCTCGCTGGCGACGAGCAGCAGCTCGCGGCCGACGCCGAGAGTGACGCCGCCCAGGTCGCCGCCGACGCCAAGCCCGTCGTCGAAGAGGCTGGCCAGTTCGCCACCGCGCTCGGCGACGAGGCCAAGGGCGACCTGCACGACCTCACCCAGCCGGCCACCGCGCCGGCGCCCGAGCCGCCCGCCGCCGCGTGAACAGCTACACGGTCACCTACACGCTGCCTGGCAGCAGCGCACCGGCGACCCCACTGGCCGTCCAGGCCGACGAGTTCATGGTCACCGCCGGCTTCGTGTCGTTCATCCGCAACGACCCGCAAAACGGCCCGACCGCGGTCTGCGCCGTACCCGTCGCCCTGAACCCGATCATCCAGCAGACGGCGCCCTGACCCTGCCGAGGCGGTGACCCGTGCCAGCACTGCCCAACCGGCTGAACACCACCAGCGCCGCCGGCTCCCAGTGGGCGTGGTCGTACCAGCTGCAGAACGACGACACCACCCTGATGAACATCACAGGCAAGAGCTTCGAGTTCGTCATCCGGCCCACGGTCGCGGACGTCACCGAGCCGGCACTCATCGCCGTCAACTCCACCGCCTCCAACGCCCAGGGCTACATCACCGTCACCCCGTCCACCTCGACCGTGCTCGTCGTCCTCTCCCCCACCGCGACCGCGCTTATCGGCGCCAACTCCTACCCGTACGCGCTGTGGATGGACCCCGGTCTCCCGGACGCCACCAACCTCGTCGGCGGCACCTTCTTCTCCAGCCTCGTCGCCGCAGCCTGAGAGGAGCGCCGCCGTGGTCAACGTCATCGTCTCCTCCGCCGGAACGTCCGGGCCCCGCGGCAACGCCATCCTGTCCGGCGTCGGCGCGCCCGGCCCCACGGTCGGCATCGACGGCGACTACTACATGGACGACACCAACTACCCAAACAGCGTCGTCCTGTACGGGCCCCGCGCCACCGGCACCTGGCCCGGTAGCGGTGTCACTCTCTCCACCAGCGGCGTCCAGATCGGCGGTGACCTCGGCGGCACGAACGACAGCCCGCAGGTCATCGCCACCCACCTCGCTGCCGCCCTGCCCCTGCTGCAGGGCGGTACCGGCGCCACCGCCGCGTCCGGGGCCCGCACGAACCTCGGGCTCGGCGGGGCAGCGGTCCTCAACGTCGGCACATCGACAGGGACCGTCGCAGCCGGCAACGACGCGCGCATCACCGGCGCACTCCAGGCCGCCAACAACCTCGCCGACCTCGGCTCCGCTCCGAGCGCCCGCAGCAACCTCGGACTCGGGTCCGCAGCAACAGCCGGCTCCGCGACCACCGGTACGCAGGGAATCCTGCAGCTCGCCGGCGACCTGGCCGGCACCGCAGCCAGCCCCTCGGTTCAGAAGATCAACGGTGTTGCCGTCAGCGGCACGCCTGCGGCAGGGTACGTGCCGATCGCCACGGGCAGCAGCAGCGCCACGTGGACACCGATCGGCGTGCCGCTCAAGTCCGGCTGGTACTACCCGCAGGACGGCGGCGGCGGGTCGCTGACCATGGTCTATCAGCAGATGTGGGTGTGGCCTTTCGACTGCCAGCGGGCGATTACCCTGTCCAAGCTGGCGCTCAACGTGAAGACGGGCGGCCCGGCCGACGCCGTGATTCGCATGGGCGTGTACGCGTCCGACGGCGCGGGTGGCATCGGTTCGCTCATCATCGACGCCGGTACCGTCGCGGCGGCGACCAGCGGCGTCAAGACGATCACGATCTCGCAGGCGGCCGGCCCGGACCGGCTGTGGATCGCGGCGGTCTGGCAGGGCACCACCACGACGGGAGGCCCGGTCGTGCAGTCGTATGCCAAGGCCAACTCGTTCCTCGGCTGGTCCTCGTACAACCAGTTCCCGTCGATCATCGGTTACCAGTACACGGGTGTCACCGGCTCGCTGCCGGCGAGCCTGTCCGCGCCGACCGCGTTCGAGAACAATGCGGCGCCCGGCGTGCAGTTCGCGCCCGCGTGATCGGGTTCCCGGCCCCGCAGCCGGCGACTCCGCACTCGATCCCGCTGGTCCCGCCGAGGATCCCACCCGCCGGTCAGCTACTGGTCGGCGCGCAGGCGCTGGACCCGGTGGTGGCGCTGGGCCGCTGGCTGACCGCGGCCGGTTTGACATCGGTAGGCGTCTACAACCAGTTCACGCCGCCGCAAGGGAGCTGGTGGACGACGCTGTTGCAGGTCGGCAGCCAACCTGGGCAGGCGATGGTCAGCTGGAACTTCCCCGGCTCGCAGGGCTCGCAGGCCTCCATCGCCGCGGGTGTCGACGACGCCTATATCGTCCAGTGCGCGGTCGACGCCGCACGCTGGGGCTGGCCCACGTTCTGCCGGCCCAACTGGGAGGCCAACGGCTGGTGGTATGGGTGGAGCCCCTACGACGGCAGCGGCAACCCGCGGCCTGGATGCGCCCCGTCCGACTATGTCGCGGCTTGGCGGCACTACCGGCAGATCTTCGCCGCGATCGCCCCCAACGTGTCCTTCGTCTGGTGTCCGCACTTGTGGGTCCAGGGCGTGCCGTCCGGCACCAGCCCGTACCTGCCGACCGACCTGTACCCCGGGGATGACGTCGTCGACTGGATCGGCATGGACGCGTACGGCGGCGCGGCTACCTGGGACTACATGCAGACCGGCCCCTACGGCATGAACTATTGGGCGCAGTTCGCCGCCGACCACGGTAAGCCCTTGATGCTGTGCGAGTGGGCCCTGTCCGACGGCGCGACCGGCGACAGTCCGACCTGGATGAGCCAGCTCACCGGCTGGATGGACGCCAACCCGGCCGTCCGGGCCGCGCTGTACTTCGAGTTCGACAACACCGCTTCCGCTGGGGCCGGCCACAACTACTTGTTGGAAGACCTCCCCAACTCCGCAGCCGCCCTCGCGGGCTGGCTCGCGGCAACTCCCGGCAGGTTCATCGCCTCCGTACCGCGAAGCGGCTGACCGCAAAGGAGGCACCCGCATGGCCACCTCGCGAGCCACCAAAGCCGTTGTCGCTGCCCGCCGAGCCAAACTCGTCGAGTACCGCCGCAAGAAGATCCCTTACGCCAAGTTCTACAAGGAGCTCGGCTACGGCTCGATCAACGAGGCCACCAGAGACTTCCAGCGCGCACTCGCAGAGTCCATCGCCCGGCAGGACACCAGCGTCGAGCTGTACCGCGAGGAGCAGCTGCAGGAACTCGAGTACCTCGCCGAAGAGGCACACAAGATCCTCCGCGACGTCCACTACATCGTCTCCACCAGCGGCAAGGTTGCCCTCGACCCGGACACCGAACAACCGCTGATCGACCACGCGCCACGGCTGCAGGCCATCGACCGGCTCCTGCGGATCCTCGATCGCGTCGCCAAGCTCCGCGGCACCGAGCAGATCCGGGTGGAGGTGCTGACGATCGATGCCATCGACGCTGAGATCCAGCGACTCTCCCGCGACCTCGCCGCTCTTGGAGACGAAGCTAGCGAAGCTTCGCCAGCTGAAGCAGCTGACCGCTGAAATCGAGACCCGCAAAGCCGAGCGGCGGGCCCGCGGCCCGAAGTGGCAGACGCCCGGGGATCTCGCAAAGCTGATCGACCCGACGACTGTTCAGACACCCGCGCTGGACTTGATCGACCGCGAGCTGATGTGGGCGTACTCGACACCCGGCGCCCGGCTCGCGATCTCCGTCCCTCCTCAGGAAGGGAAAAGTTCCAGAGCAACAAAGGTCGGCACGCTGTGGGCGCTCGCCCGCAATCCTGAGCTCCGAATCGCCATCGTCTCCTACTCGCAGCCGCTGGCCGAGGGCTTTGGCCGGGACATCCGCAACTGGATCTCCACCTGCAACGGCGACGAGGGCTCGTTCGACATCGGCCTACGAATCGCCCGGGACTACGGGTCCGCGAAACGCTGGCAGCTCGAAGGGCATCGCGGCGGCGTCGTGTGCGTTGGTATCGGCGGTGGCCTCACTGGCAAGCCCGCCGAAGCGCTGATCATCGACGACCCGTTCGCCGACAAGGACCAGGCCGACTCCCCCTACTACCGTGAACGCGTGTGGGGCTGGTGGCAGGCCGTCGGGTCGACGCGTCTCGCACCCGGCGCACCCGTGATCCTGATCAACACCAGGTGGCACGAGGACGACCTCACTGGCCGGTTCCTCGCCGCAGAGGACGCGCACCGTTGGCGGGTTATCAACCTCCCCGCTCTCGCGGACCACGATCCGAACAAGGGCGAGAGTGACCCGCTGGGCCGCGAGCCGGGCGAGTGGTTGGAGTCCGCGCGCGGCCGTACTGCGGAGGACTGGGAGGCCATCCGGATCCAGGCCGGCTCCCGAGTGTTCAACGCCCTCTACCAGGGCCGACCCAGCCCCGACTCGGGGAACGTCTGGCAGCGACAGTGGTGGCGCCGCTATACCGTGCCGCTGTGGTCGCAGCACCCGGCCGCACCGGACGCGTACACGGTGCCGGAGGTCGACGAGATAGCCATGTCGTGGGACATGGCGTTCAAAGACACCCGGTCCTCCGACTACGTGGTCGGCCAGGTGTGGGCACGGCGCGGCGCGCAGGTGTTCCTGCTCGACCAGATCCGCAAGCGCCTGACCTTCACCGAGACCCTCACCGCGTTCAAGACCCTCACGGCCCGGTGGCCCGAGGCAACCGCGAAGCTGGTGGAGGACAAGGCCAACGGCACCGCCGTGATCGACACGCTGAAGGCGAAGATCCCGGGCATCGTGCCCGTGACGCCGACGGAGTCGAAGTACGCGCGGGCGAACGCCGTCTCCCCCTTCTTGGAGGCGGGGAACGTGTTCCTGCCCGCGCCGGAGGTCGCCTTGTTCGACCCCGAGGAGCTGGTTGACGAGGCGGCCCAGTTCCCGAACGGCGCCCACGACGACGCCGTTGACGCCACCAGCCAGGCCCTCGCCCGGATGCTCCTCGACGGCTCGGGTGCGCAGGCGTGGATCGACTACGTCCGGCGCAAGGTCACCGCGCAGCCGACCATGCCGGACGCTCCGGCCCCAGAGCCCACGCCCCCAGCACCCGAGATAGCCGAGGATCCGGCCGCCGCCCGCAAGCGCGCCCGTGACGCCGCCTACCGCGCCCAACGCTGACCACGGTGAAGGGGGTCCCGCCACGATGGGTGTCCGCGACCGCCTCACCAGCCTCCGCAAGGTCTTCGGGAACACGGAGCCGGCCGCCATTGCCCAGGGCGAGGCCGCCGCCGGCATGACCCCGACCCGGCCGTTCTCCCCCGGCGAGCCGATCGGCCCGTACGACGGCTACTCCCGTAACCCGCGCACCCAGAACTTCACCCCCGGCTACAACATCGCCGCGCGGCCCCGCTCCCACGAACGGGTGTCCTTCGAGACGCTTCGTGGCCTGGTCGAGTCCTACGACGTCGCACAGGCCTGCATCTGGCACCGCATCGACTCCATCCGCTCCCTGGATTGGTCCCTCGTCGCGACGAAGGGCTTCAACGGGGACATTGCCGACGCGATCCAGGTCGGCATGGCCGCGCTCGCCAAGCCGGACCGGCAACTGCCGTTCGGCAACTGGCTCGCCTCCTACCTGTATGACATCCTCGCGTTCGATGCGGGCTGCCTGTACAGGCTGCGGAACCGGCGCGGGGACGCGATCGGGCTGCGAGTGGTCGACGGCACGATGATCGCCCCGCTGCTGGACTACTGGGGTAACTCGCCCGAGCCGCCGGCCGAGGCGTACGTCCAGTACGTGCAGGGTCTGCCGTGGAACTGGCTGACCAGAGACGACTTGATCTATGAGCCGTTCCGCAAGCGCGCCAACTCGCCTTATGGCACCGCGCCCTTGGAAAGCATCCTCCTCAACGCCAACACCGACCTCCGCTTTCAGGCCTACTTCCTGCAAAAGTTCACGGACGGCAACATCCCGGCCGCTTTCGCGGCGGCGCCCGAGGAGTGGACGCCCCAGCAGATCGAGCAGTTCCAGGAGTACTGGGACACGTGGCTGCTCGGCGACCAGGCCGCCAAGTCCCAGGTCAAGTGGATGCCGGGCGGCTCCAAGCTGGAGTGGTCGAACGAGAAGGACTTCCAGGACCACTTCTCGCTGTTTTTGATGCGCAAGACCGCGGCGGCGTTTCATGTGGTGCCGGCTGACTTGGGCTTCACGGAGACCGTCAACCGCAGCAGTGGCGAGTCGCAGGCCGACGTGCAGCATCGCGTCGGTGACCTGCCGCTGATCCGCCACCTGCAGGGCATCCTGTCCGACTTCCTCCAGCAGGATCTCGGGCTGCCGCTGGACTTCTTGTTCGACCTCGGCGAGGAGCAGGCCGACCGCCTCCAGCAGGCCCAGGCCGACAAAATCTACGTCG